GTGATCTTTTTGTTTGCACGGGATAAAGCTCGATTTAGGTACAAAATCAAAAAAAATGAAAGGGCGGAAATGAAGCCGGGACCGAAGAAGACACCGACCGCAGATCTCACGAGTTGGCGAGCCAACATGGCAGAGAGAAAAAACGAGGCGAAGGTAGAGCCACTACGAGAGGCACCAGAAGCCCCGGTATGGTTGGATGCCGGGGCTATGATTTTCTGGAACGAGATCGCACCCGTGATATTTCGGGAATGCATCGTCACTGCTCTGGATGTTCCCGCTATCGGGATGCTTTGCAAGCGGTTTGCCGAGGCTGCGAAGTATGAACGGCTATACAAGGATCGGGAATTGATACCGACCGCAGACAGCGAGAAAGCTAACCCGCTCATCAAGGCCCGCAATGACGCACTCACCGAGGCACGGCGGTACATGGTCGAATTAGGCATGACGCCATCTGCGCGCATTGGACTCCCGAGCGCAGACAAAAAGGCGGGCAAGGTCATTGACGCAGGCGGAGATTTTGCAAAGGGATGACCGATTCCCTGAAAAATTTGATTTGCAGCTTGCCGGGCTTTGACCCGTTTCGAGACTCCGAGGGGTATCGATTCGACGAGGAGCTGGCCCTTGAAACCATAATGTTTTGGGAAAAGTATATTACCCACATTGAGGGAGAAGGTATCGAGGGACAGCCGTATCTTTTGCAGAACCACGAGGCTGCTATCATTGCGAATATATTTGGATGGGTGAGTATCAAGACCGGGTATCGTCGATTTCGCGAGTGCTTCTACTACGTGCCCCGGAAGAATTCTAAGACCACGTTTGCCGCTGGCCTTATGGTCGTCATCATGTGCCGAGATAAAGCATGGCGCATGCAGCTATATAGCGGGGCGGCTGACGCGGACCAAGCAGCAATCATTTACAACATAATGGTCGCCATGATTGAGGGAAACCCCGAGCTGTCTGCGCGGTTCAAGATTTCGCGCAGCCCACTAAAGATTACCCTCCGCAAAGACCAAAGCTCTTTTCGTCCATTGTCGTCAGTGGCACGAACAAAGCACGGGAAGAACGCCCATGCGGTTTGCTACGACGAGACCCATGCGTTTCAAAATGAGGAATTGATAGAGGCCCTTCACACCTCTATGGCGATGCGGCGGCAAGGGCTGGAAATCCACACCACCACGGCAGACCATATCCGGGAAAGCGTGTGCAATCGGCGGTACGATTATGCGTCACGTGTAAGGGACGGCGTAATCAGGGACCCGAGAATGCTGCCCGTGATTTACGAGGTGCCCGAAGCCGTCACAAAGACAGCCCCGGACTACTGGAAGAAGGAAAAGTACTGGCGGATGGCGAACCCGCTCTACGGTCAGACGGTGCAAGCTGACTACTTCGAGTCGGAAGTGAAGCAGGCGGAAATCGACCCACATAAGCTGGCAAGTTTTCTGCGGCTCCACCTGAACGTGAGGACGCAGAAATTCGACCGTATGATCGACATGGTCAAGTGGTCACTGAACGACGGCGACTATTCCAAGGCCGATTTTCTGGGACAAACGGCGGTCGGGGCTGCTCTGGATTTGGGCATGACCAGTGATTTGTGCTCACTTTGCCTGCTATTCGGCAATAGCTCTGAGGGGTTCAAGGCCATCTGGTGGCACTGGATTCCAGAAAAAGCGGCCACGGCCTACGAAAAAAGCCACGGGTTACCCTTCAAAGACTGGGAAAAAGAGGGTGTCGTCACCATTACGCCGGGTGATGAAATCGATTACGACCGTATTTTGCTCGAATTAGCAGGCCCGGAACCCGGCGAACGGGACTCAAAGAAGGCGAAGGTCAAGGGAATTGGGCAACAGTACGTAATAAGCATACCCAAAAAAGGCAAGCGCCCCGAGAAAGGGCTTGCCGTTGACCGGCTCTTCCAGGGTGCCTGGTTGGCGCAGCAACTCATTAAGCGGGGGTGGGTGGTCGAGGAATTTGGGCAGGGCTTCGCCAGCATGGCGGCACCCGTTCAAGATTTCCTTCACTTCCTCGCCAGAGGTCTATGGGGTCACGGCAACAACCCGATAATGAGATGGCAGGCGGGACATGTGGTCGCAGAAACCAACAGCACCGAAGACAAGAAGCCGTCAAAGAAGCAATCAGAGGACAAGATTGACGGCATCGTCACGGCAATTATGGCGACAGGTATGGCGATGCGTACCGAGCTTGCGATGGGTCATGCCTACGAAGACCGGGGACTTCGCGTATTGTCTGCACCCGACGAGGCCATGATACCGAAGCGGGGCGCAAAACGGCACCCGGTGAAGCTATCTGCGGAGGATCACGAATGGCTGGAAGGTGCCAGCGCGGACGGCGAATTGTACGGCGCAAGATTCGAGCAGGTATTTCAACGTCTCGGGCTATCCACATGGAACTATGTTGTGGACGTACAGAGCGGCCAAGGATGTTATCTGGCATGGCGTATGGAGGATTTAAGAAGACCGAGCAACGCAATTGATGTGGATGCGGATATACTGGATTCTGTACCCATGGTTAAGAACGTGCGGATCGTCCGCATTGGATAACGCAAGGAAGTAAGAAATGAGCAACAAATATATACGCAGAATAAACGGCACGGACAACACAGCGGCCAACGTGGACGTGTATGCAGTGCTGGAGGCCTTCGGCGTCCATTGCTCGGCACGGCAGCACGCCGTCAAGAAGCTGCTTTGTAGTGGCATTCGCGGCAAGGGCGACACGCTGCAAGACCTCACGGAGGCGGGCAAGTCTATCGACCGGGCCATCGAAATGGAGAAGCTGCGAACGGGGGGGCGGCTAGAGCGGCTGCGTGAGGCGGCGCGGATGTCGGAGTTCGGACGATGACTGAGGCAGAAGCGACACGCGGCTGGAGTCGATGCCAGTACGGCGCATAGAGGTTTTTTGTGTGAGAAAGGAATCTATATGCAATGTCCGGAATGCGGAAACCCGCGAACATTTGTAGACACGACCCGGCAATTCACACCAGTAGACGACCTGCCGTATATATCGCGGGACCGGCGCTGCCCTGAATGCAGGTACAGATTCACCACGCAAGAGGTATGGACAGATCTACGCATGAACAAAGAAACAGGCGCATTGATCCATAGTAAATAATTCCTCCACATATGGAGGAATCTTAGATGCCGTCATAAAATACAGTCCTTGGGAACGTGTGGTATGCCGGGTGAAGTGGTTTCTCTCCCTACTTCGCCCGGCGCGCCGCTAACTCGTGGGTCTGTATTTGTTCGGATTATTTGAAAAATCAAAGCCTCGGCAAAAGGCTGTCACGATCACAACTACCCGTGATCTGATTAATCAGAATCCCAGCATACGGCAGCAGGCGACGCCACAAAACGCCATGCAGCTAGCCACGGTATTCTCGTGTGTCCGGGTCCGGGGCGAGACATTCGCGCAACTATCCCCTAAAGTCTTCGAGCGCATGCCAGACGGGTCACGGGAAGATCGCCCTGACCACTGGCTGTCAAAACGACTCAAGACCTCCCCCGGCTTCGGTTATTCCCCCTTCGATTTTGGCGAGCGCATGTCAAACGACCTCGATTTGTGGGGAAATTTCTACGCGTATCGAGTATGGAGTGGCGATGAGGTCGTGGACTATATACCCTTGGAGCCTGCCGACGTACAGGTTAAGCGGAACCTAACGACACTCAAGCTGGAATACACAGTACCAAGCATGACATTTAAGCACCTTGGCACCCTCACACAGCGCGAAATCCTACACGTAAAGCGCATGTCAAGAGACGGAATCAAGGGAATCACACCCATCGAGCAATGCCGTTCGACCATGAACCTGTCTCTTGATATTGACCAGCATGGATCGACCGTTTTTCGGAACGGTGCACGGCCATCAGCCGTAATGGAATTTCCAGAGGCTCTTGACGATGAGCAGCACGAGCGACTACAGCGTGATCTCGATACCAACTGGAACGGAGCCAAAGCCAACAGGACATTAATCCTGGAGAGCGGCGGCAAAATGAGCCCGCTTGCCATGGGAAACAGGGACGCTCAATTCCTGGAGTCGCGCAAATTTCAACGCACCGAGATCTGCGGTATGTATCGCGTGCCTCCCCACCTAATCGCAGACTTGGAACGCAGCACCAACAACAATATTGAGCAACAGTCTCTCGAATTCGTGATGTATGGCGTGCTCCCCGACGCTCGGCGCGTTGAAAGTATCTTCAATTCCATAGAGCTTGCCGGGTCTAATTTTTTCATGGAGTACCAAATCGAAAGCCTGATTCGTGGCGACTTCGAGGGCAGGATGAAGGGCTATCAGTTGGCAATCCAATCTGGACTCATGACCCCAAATTTCGTATGCCAGAAAGAGAACTGGCCGACCGACCCGGAAAACGGAGACAAGCGGCTCATGATGGTAAATGTGGCGAGTCTGGAAAAGGCCGTCACTATGCCAGCTGAAGGAGCAACCAACTAATGGAACGCAAGCGTTTCGATTTTGAAATCAAAGCCATAGACGAGGCGGGCCGTTTTGAGGGCTGGGCTTCGGTCTACGGCAACAAAGACCATGGCGGCGACGTAGTGCTACCCGGTGCCTTTGACGAGTCTTTAGCCAACTGGCAAGGCGCAGGTCGCAAGGTTCCAATCCTGCACAACCACGATCACAGCGACATTCGCGGCGTCTGGGAAGTCTTGGAAAGCCGTGACAAAGGACTGTGGGGACAAGGTCAGCTAAACCTCGACATAGAGGCGGGGCGGGACTCTCGCGCACTCATGAAGCAAGGGGCAATCAGCGGTCTCTCGATTGGCTACAACATCGAAGACGGCGGAATTTCCTACGACGAAGAAAAACAAACCTACCTGCTTAGCAAGCTGAATCTTTGGGAGGTGTCCATCGTGACGTTCCCCATGAATGACCTTGCACGGGTGGAAGTTGTGAAGTCGAAAAACGAGCGACGGACTGTTCCGACCGTTCGAGAAATTGAACGAGCGCTACGAGATCAAGGGTTTACGTCTTCGCAATCAAAGCAGATCGCGAAGGTGGCAAGCGGGACGCTGTCACAAGGCGAAGAACCCAGCCGGGAAGGCGATACAGAAGTGCTTTTGGGAGCGGTCGAAGGACTGCTGAAACAAATGGCAATCAATTAAAGGAGCTGACAATGTCGGCAGAATTCAAAAACGTAAACGAGGCCATCGAAAAGATTGGCGGCGCTTTTGAGGAATTCAAAAGCAACATGACGGACCGTATCAAGGCCGTTGAAAGCAAGGGCCATGTGGATCCCTTGCTGGAAGAAAAGCTCAACAGAATCACCGAAGACCTCGCCAAGAGCGACGCGGCAAAGGACCTTCTAGACGAGCAGAAAAAGAGCCTCGACGAACTCAAGGCCCGCACGGCTGAGATGGAAGAAAAGCTGAACCGCCCAATACTCACCGAAGGCGGAAAAAGCATCGTACCTGCGGAAGTACTCGCCAAGCGTAACGAATTTTTGCGCACCGGCAACGACGCCATCCGCCACGAAGTCAATGAACAGATGGCGTCACTGGCCCAGGGTAAGTCACTTAACATGACGGTATCTGAGGATGGCGCGGTATTCTGGGAAACCATGAAAGATTCTGCCATCCTGCAACTTGTTCGCGAACAATCGCCCATTCGGCAGATTGCGACCGTCAAGAGCATCGGCGGTCCTGCCTACGAATTGCGCAAGAAAACCGGCGCAAGCACGGGGGGATGGGTTGGAGAACGCGAAGCACGGGCAGAAACCACTTCCCCGACCTTCGGCAAACAGGTCATCAACGTCCACGAGATCTATGCTGAACCGTGGGCCACTCAGACTATGCTGGACGATGCCGACTTCGACATTGAAGCGGATCTCAACGAGGACATCGCGGAGACTTTCGCCATCGAAGAAGGCACAGCCTTCGTGACTGGCAACGGCGAGAAAAAACCCCGTGGCTTTCTAACCTACGGCGTAAGCACGAGCCCCACCAGCGAGCAGATGGAGTATATCCCCTCTGGAGCCTCTGGCGCATTCGTTGCCAGCGGTGGTCATGTCGTATTCGACACCGTGATTGGGACCCTGAAAGACGCCTATCACGACGGCGCTGTATGGGTCATGAAGCGACCCACGCTTGCAAGCATCATGAAAATGATGGACGAAAACAAGCAGTTTGTCTGGCAGCCCAGTTTGCAGGCAGGCACACCCAGTACAATTCGCGGCTTTGCTGTGAAGCAGGCAGACGCAATGCCGACGCTTGCGGCTAACAGCCTCTCGGTGGCCTTCGGTAACTTCATGAAGGGCTACTACATCGTAGACCGTCAAGGCGTTCGTCTGGTGCGAGACCCCTACACGACCAAGCCTTACGTGAAGTTTTACACCACGGCACGAATGGGTGGCGACGTTGTACGACATGAGGCCATCAAGGTCATAAAGTTCGCCACTTCCTAATTGACTTAATCTTAACCACAGCCAGCCCCGAAAGGGGCTGGCGCGGAGATACTAAAATGCGAGATATTGACTCCACTTTGGTGGCAGTAAAGGGCATCACGCCCCAGGTTGTTAATACCGGCGGCGGTGCCGTCAACACGGGCAACGTTGACCTTCGCGGGTACGACGGCGCTTTGGTTGTGTTCTCCATCGGCGCGAACGGTGGCGACACCCTGAGCGGCACCAATAAGTTCACCGTCCTGGCACAGGATGCCAGCGACGCGGGCAGCGACACGCCCGGCGACTATGCGGCGGTTGACGCTGATGATGTTGTGGGTGTGACGCCTGCAAGCGGCATCGTGTACACCATTGACGACGCAGCCGAAGACGACATGGTTTATCAGTTCGCCTATGTCGGAGGCAACCGATTCCTGAAAGTCACTGTAACGCCTAACGGCACACTGACCAACGGCAACCCGGTGTCGGTAAATATCATCAAGGGCTTACCACATCGAGTCCCTGCTGTCTAACTCTCCTGTTGTGGGGCGCTTCGCCGGGTAGCGCGTTAAAAATTACCCGGCAACTTTAAACCATTTTGATTCGGAGAATATTCCATGGCTGAAGCCACTTATATTTGTCGCGAAGACTTCGACGGGGCCATTGACGGCATCCACGTAACGCGCTTCACTGCGGGCAGTATCTATGCCCTCCCTATCGACTTCGCTGCGGACCTCATCAACAGTGGCGTCATTGCCCCCTGCGCAGACGCAGAGAACAAAGACGATGACGACTACACCCACTACGTCGTAGCAAAAGACTTCGACCAGGAACGCGACGACGGCGGCACGGAGCGTTTTAAAGCAGGCCAAGAAATTGGCATGTCGGAGGCTGACGCGGTTGAACTGATTGAGCAGGGCTTAATTACCGCAAAGCAGACGACACCCAAACGCAAAGCAAAGCGCGGCGCACCGAAGAACAAGGCGCGATAAATGAGCCTCGTAATCACCACAGATCCGGCGGTTGAGCCAATATCAGTCGATGAAGCGAAGACACAAGCGAACGTGTATTTCGACGAAGACAACGATTTTATTGGCGCACTCATTACGGCTGCGCGTGAGGTCAGCGAGGCGGCAACGTGGCGGCAATTCATAACGGCATCATTCGCGCTCAGATTAAACGACTTTCCCTTGATTGACAAGATCGAGTTGCCCCGGCCTCCACTCCAATCCGTGGAATCGATTACATACACCGACACCGATGGAGCAGAGCAGACCCTTGCGACCTCTGTCTATACCGTGGACACGTACAACACACCGGGGCGTGTTCTGTTGAAATACGGGCAGGACTGGCCAGCAACACGGGGTGACCGTAATAACGTCGTGATTAATTTCACGGCTGGTTATGGCGACACGTCGGCAGCGGTTCCAGCCACAGCCAAACAGGCTATTTTGATGCGGACCGCGCACTGGTATCAACACCGGGAGCCAACGGTAGCGGCTACCATTGCTAATGTTCCAGAGGGGCCAAAATTCTTAGACAGCCGTCTTCGGTTCCGTCATCGATTCGACTGGGCAGATGGAGACATCGGAACATTATGAGCGGGACAGGAAAATACAGGCACAGATTCCTGATAGAAAAACGGGCCACGACACAAGACGCTGTCAGCGGGCAGGCGTCAGGCGCTTGGACCACTCACCTGGATTGCAGGGGCGAAGTATCAGAAGTGTCGACTATGGAATCACTCAAACAACAGATCCCAATAGGCGAAATCACCCACACAGTAAAGCTCCATTATCGCCCCGGCGTACTGAATGCGATGCGGGTATCTTGGGATGGCCGGATTCTCGGCATCGTCGGCGTTACGGCAGACCCCAGGAAGCGATTCCTAACGCTGAATTGCAAGGAGGCGGTATGAGTAGAGCACTTGTAAACGTAACCGGCGACCGGGAGCTAATCAAATCACTCCAAGCACTGGATCAAAAGGTGCGACGGCGATTAGTAAAACAGGCCATGAAAAAGGCGGTTGCTCCAATTGTGCAGGCCCAGAAGATGGGCGTTATGCCTGTCAGCCCGACGATTGCTGGCAGCATCGAGGCCAAGATTAAAACGCGCAATAAAGGCGCTTTTATGTCGGCTCAGATTGGGCCTAGCAACGACGCGGCGCACGTAGGCGTGACTACCTCCACGAACCCCGTGACAGGAATTACGACCAATCGACTACACAAGCCAGTCAACACGGCGCACCTTGTGGACGGCGGCGTGAAGCCTCACCAGATACGACTCCCGAAGATGAATATTACGATAGACCATCCCGGCACGAAAGCCACTCCTTTTGTGACTCCATCGCTAGATGACAACCGATATCTGGTGCAGGCCGTTTTTGACAATACACTGGTCAAGGGCATCGAGCGGGCAGCGCGTAAAGCGGCACGTATGGCTGCAAAGGCGTAGCAATGGCACTACTTAAACCAGAGGCAGCGATTAGAAAGCTACTGATAGACGACGCGACCCTCGGGGCTGCAATCTCAACCCGGCTATACCCTGGGGCAGCACCAGAAAAAGCGACATTTCCCCTCGGTATATACGAGCGGAGAAAAGGCACTTTTAACAGCAACATGACGGGACGCGGAACGCTACGAATGGCAGAGATAACACTGGCCTTTTACGCATGGGACTATTTAGAACTCGGCGCGATTTGTACAGCGGCAATCAACGTCATTGATGGATATAGAGGCGCGGTCACAATCGGCGCAGATAGCGTATATATCGACAGTGTTTTAGCTACAGAAGATTCAGAGAGTGTGTTAGACGTTCTGGACGATGACGGGTCGAGCGACCAATTACATTCGGCGGAACAGGTATTTCAAATAGCATGGGCCGATCCGGTTCCAGCATAGAAAGGTTACAACATGCCAGCAACAGCAAAGACCGGATTAGGAACCACGATCACATTCGTGACCTCGTCATTTACGGCCAAGATAATTGACATCGGCAACATCTTCAACGTGGCACGCGGTGAAATTGAGGCAAGCAACATGACCTCCACCGATTGGATGGAATACATCCCCCAAGACCTGGCAGACCCCGGCGATCTCTCGTTTACGATTGAATACGATGGCGACGTTGATCCCCCTGTCAATGCAGCGACCGAGGCCATCAATATTGACGTGGCAGGCGGCGGAACTGGCTACCTCGTCAAGGGCACGGGATTCGTTTCTGGATTCACAGCAACGGCACCACACAACGACAAAATGACGGCAGACATTACCGTAAAATGGTCCGGCGCTCTCGATTTTGCAGGGACGACATGATGAGCAGCTGCGCGATGACAGGTAATCCCGATGAAGTTGGGCCCGTCGTTAATCCTACTGCGCGACTCCTGACCAAAGAACTGATAGACGCACTGAATACAGATCGCGACATTGTCAGATTCTACGTTCCAACGTGGAAGGGTGATGTATTTATCAGAACAGTTGACGCGGGCGAATGGGACAGAATCGAGGCCATGTCTCAAAAGCTGTCAGACATTCCGGGCAGTGTGCCAGATTTCCGGGCACACTGCGTGCAATGTTTTCTGAGTGATGAAGACGGCAATTCGCTGTATACCAGAAAGCAGATCCCAATCATATCTGCCATGAATCAAAAGGCGGTCGATGAGATTTTCGAGGCGGGATTGAAGTTCAATTCTGCCCGCGAAGAGGACATAGAGAAGATCGTAAAAAACTACTAGACCGGCCCTTGCGAAAATTCATAGTTAAACTATCGATTCGCATGGGACGGTTTATACACGAAGTTGAAAAACTGCCAATAGCAGAACTGCTGGAGTATTTGGCGTATGACAGAATCGAGCCATTCGGAGACACACGCGGAGACCTGCAAGCTGGCATTGTCGCGGCTACGGTGGCGAACTCTGTGAGGACCAGGGGCAAGGCGGCGCAACCATCGGATTATATGCCGGACTTCACACCGAAGGCAGCACAGACACCAGAGCAGATGGCGATCATTCTGCAACAGTTCACACAATTGCATAATGCAAAGTTGAGGAAATAACAACATGGCGAAAGTCGGCAGATTACACGTACAGCTTACGGCAGGCGTTGCAGCATTCGGTCGGGGACTCAAACGAGGCCAAGGCATGATCGCGACATTTGCGGCAGGCTCACGTGCAAAGCTGTCTAAATTCGCATCGGTCGGAAAGGCTGCCTATAAAAAGCTGGCAGTTGCCGGAGGGATAGCGGCGGCTGCGGTCGGGCTTGCATTTGCGCGGGCAGCATCGGCAATTGACGACCTCGCAAAATCCAGCAGAAAACTACTCGGCAACAATGGCGCAACCGGAGCATTGAAGGGAATCAGGCAGGCGGCGGGAGAAGCGGGCGTATCGCTCACCGAAGTAGACACAGGCCTGGAGAAGATGCTCGAAACCTTGGGCAAAGCCAAAGAGGGGGACGCCTCGGCACTGAAGGCGCTTGAGCGCGTGGGATTGACTGCCAAGGACCTCAAAAACCTGAAACCTGAGCAGGCACTACTCAAGATTGCGGACGGTATACAGGCCATCGGAGACACAGATAGAAAGATCACTGCGGCTCGTGGAATCTTCGGGCGGGGCGGCGGCTCTCTCGTGGGTCTATTTAACCAAGGATCCGGTGCAATCCGAAAGGCTCAATCCGACATGGTGCGATTTGGGCAAGCGCTGACAGGCGTGGAGGCCTCCGGCGTTGAACAGATGAATGACAGCCTCGGGCGCAGTCGGCTCATGTTAGACGGATTCACCAAGCAGATGACCGTCAAGCTGGCACCATCTATCACTGCATTAAGCGAAGGCTTTATGACTTGGATTGATGGACTAGGTGGAGTGGGTGAGGCTTCTGAAACGTCGTTTAATTTCATGATTGATATTGCGGGTAAATTTCTTGACAAGCTGGAATTGATAAAAGCCGGATTGATGGCGATGAAAAAGGGCTTACTTGATGCTGGCGCGTCTGCCCTTTCCTTGGTTGACAAGATTGAGTTACCCGGCGCAGATAAACGCAATCGCGACAACCTTATAGAAAAACGGCTGCAACAGTTTCCAGAGCATCGGCGCGAACAGGCACGCAAGATTATCGGCGAGGGCAGATACACCGAAGAGCGCGTAACTTTTGGCAGAATAGCAGAGGGATTGAAAGGCGAAGCGGACGCGACAGGCGAGGGCATAAATGCCATCAAGGAAAAGCGCAAAGAGGAAGGTACAGCGGGCGAGCGGTTCAAGAAATTCATATTCAAGGCCAATGAATCAGCAGCAGACAAAGCAGCAGCGGCCACGAGCCAACAGGCAGCAGACCAAGCCAAGATAACTGACGAATTAGAAAAGCAGCTTGACATACAGAAAGAACTTGCAGGCGCATCAGCTGGACAGGGTGAACGCGGATTGACTGCATTTAGCGGCGCGGTCTTCGACAACAACGCACAGATAGCAGCAGCGGCGAAGGTCAGGACTGGCAACACAGGCTCCGACGGCATGCAAAATAGTCTCCTAAAACAAATCGCGGACAACACACGGGCACCCGTGGCGGTGGCGGGCTAATGGCTGTAATCTCTGACATTATCGAGACCCATGCGGCAAACGAGACCGAGGGTAACCTTGATTACCTCGTGCGGCGGTTTATCGTCACCGGGCTAGCATACACCGGCACTGCTGGCCTGTGGGATGCACTGAATGCTATCGGCGTGCCACGGGCGAATGAATGGGCACCGGGTAATACAAATCTGGTCTGCGTCGGGCGGAAGGTAGAATTTCTCTCCAATAGCAACACCAAGGCACAAATCGATTGTGAGTATCGACCCATCGCGGATAGTAAGACCAATTTCATTTTTAGCGGCGGCACCCAGCTTGCACAGGTAACATCGCAGGTAGATGCTTACGGAAACCAGATCGCCGTTGCACACCAGTGGCCCTCAAACGACCCTGACTATCCCAGCCAATACCATCTCCAAGGGTTGGACATGGCGGTATTAATGCCACAGACAACCCTCGTCGCGGTTGGTCAACTTCCTATCGCATGGCCCAGCGCCTTCGCGGAGTTCTGGGTTGGGTCAATGAATGAAACATACTGGTCTGGTGCCGACCCGTACAAGTGGATTTGTAGCCGGGTTGATTTTCGGGGCCTGGACAACGGATTCGGACGACAACGGCGATGGGAGTTCACCATGGAATTCCAGAAGAATCGCAACACATGGATTCCGCAGACATTTTTTGTTGACCCTAGAACAGGGAAGCCCCCATCAGACCTTGTACCCGGCGAAGGCATCAAAAACGTGGACTGGTACGGCGTCGTGGATTACAACTATTTATTCCCGGTGACTTAATGAGCGGACCCCATCAAAAGCTGACGACTCCTAAGAAGGGCGAACCCATCACGGCCAACGGGTTAAAGAATCTGGCTGCGGCTATCGTTCGCTCCATTGTTCCCGGTAAGGGGATTGTCGTACAGCCGATGGGGGATAAGGTCGTTGTTTCACTCAGACCCCAGGGGAGAGGTGCGGGTGGAGCGGGCGGATTCCAGGATCAGGCTATCAAAAAGGCCATGTATGTATATTTCGTTTCGCTTGAATCAGAGCTTCCCGATCCCACAGTAGACGACCGGGTGGAGCGGTGGCACATGGGATGCGTGGCAGAAGAGGGCGGTGGAGGCAATACTGGCGTCTGGTACGTCATCAACCCTGCTGGGGATGGATGGGATCCCTTGAACCGATGGTAACAATCTGATGGGCTGGCCCGGCGCAGACATAAGCGGCACAATATTCACGGACGCATTCAAGGGGCGCGACTGGCTACACGCGATCTGTCTCGGCGTCAATGAGCGTCAAGGTTTGCTAGGAATCACCAAAACGGCATGGACCAAAGCGGACGGCGTGACAACGGTGACTGACCCCGTCTTGGCTGATTTTGAGGACATGTTTACCTCTGGTCGCAGCACCATGGTTGAGTTGAATCTCAGGGCCGCGAACTCTGCTATTCAGGCAATGATAGGCTCTTCATTCACGCGCAAGACAAGCGGGCTATCATATTTCACGGAAGACTCACTCAAGAGCGATGCACTCAATTTTTCCAGCGCGGCATCATTCCTTGGCGTTCGAGATCCCGTCCCATGGCAGACGATAAAGAGCAACCTTGACGCCATGCTCTACCTTGGCATTACACCGAGATTCACATCAACAGGCACGCGCACGGGCAGTGATTCCAATTTCAACGCACAGACATCGTGGGCAAATCGGGCGATTGGCAGTTCTTTTGAAACGGACGGCACGCCATTCACTCCAGCATACGAAGAAGTCTACTGGCAGATGAAGCAGACCGGCACGAACTGGGTTGCGGAAATCATGAATACGCTAAACGTCACAGCAGCCACGGCGGCACTTCGAGGCGTAATCACGGACGGCTACTACAACTACACAGGCTCAGCAGCGACCATTGATGGCGATGATTTCACAGTAACGGCGGGCAGCGAATCATTCACAGCCACAGAAGCAAGGCAGTCAACAGACGACTTTTCCTCTGGTGCAGACACAACATTTACCCTCGGCATAACCACGGCACAACCAACGACCAACCCACTACCGACGACTCCAGGAACGCATAGACTGTTCGGGCGCGTGAGTATCGAAATATACACGGACCTCTCAACATTACTGACGGATCAAGCCTGATGCCTTTAATCCCGATAGCAGAAATGATAGGCGACTACGGAATACGCTATACGTGGGCAGGCACCGCGCCCTATGACGTATGGTTAAACGGGGCCCTTCGACTTTCCAGCAGTACCGAGACGACCCTTGTTGTAGATTTCCCAAACGAGACGACACCCCCGGCTATTGAGGTCAGAGACGCCACCGACACAGGCGAGGCCCTGAGCCTGAAGCATTCGCCCCGGCTGCGGCTGCAATGGAGGGGGGCGCGGGACGCCTTGCTGTATCGAATTGAACGATGGAGCGGAACAGCTTGGGTCGTGAAACAGATTGCAAACGAGACAGCGCAGGGCTACTACTCGTTTTTGACGCTTCCAGAAGAGGACGGAGCAACCGTGCAATATCAGATCGTGGCGGTTGATGGGCGGGACCACGAAGGCGAAGTCATACAACATACACAAACAATGGCCTGCGTTCCATCGCCCCCGGCTGTAGAGTACTCTTACGACGATGGGACGGGACTCCTAACCGTGGCGGCTCCCTCCTGATGGCGGCGTCTCTCACGAAAAGCGACGCACTGGGTTACTACCTGACGGCTGACGGGCTTGGCGGGCAACGCACCGACGTGGAGTTTCAAGCGTACGAACACATTATTTCGAGCGCACACCCGGCACTGATTATAGAGCGGGTCGGGGCTGCATGTGGCACGGGGCGCGGGTCTATCCTTGCATCGGGCGGCAACTCCCTTGTATGGACGGCACCCGGCGACACCGCAGGAACAGCGGTCGCCATCGGAAATAATACTTCGGTACTACTCGAAAGTGGCACGCCCGGCAAGTCGGTCAGGGTCTACCGTGACAGCGTATATTCTGCGGCTGACATGGAAGGCTACATGTATTTGGACCTCGTTCAAGGGGTCAACAACGCAATCGGACTGGAGAACGTAGACGAGGCAGGCGGTACACATTACGGCTGTCTCTACCTCACGAATCACAGCGACGCAGAAATAACCGGAATCACAGTGACACCCGGGGTGGGTTACACGGTCGGCACCGAGTCGGTTGTGGACGGCACAATCCAGACCATAGCGGACAGCACGACGGCACCCACGGCGGTATCATTCGGAGCCTCGGCAACGGTCGCAAGTCTGGCGGCGGGTGCATCGGTCGGTCTCTGGATTAAACGCATTGTAGCAGCAGCCACAGCGGCCAGCATCGAGACGCAGGCCAGCATGACGGCGGCATATACCTACGGCGGGACAGAATACACCGACACCCTGAGCGGCATTTATCGCATCGGTGACACGGCCCTTGCGCTCTATGAACTCTACGCATCCACGACTGGTATGCCAGACGTGGAAGACACACCGGCTGCAACATCGGCAACCCTGCCATTTAGCTACGCACTGGCCGAGGAAGAGACGCACCGCTATCTTGTGAGGCGGCGCAATCAGTTCGACCTCGTAAGCATGAATACGCTCTACGAGACACGGACCATATCGGCGGGCGGCGCGGATGCTTCTGAGGCGCTGCACGACCCTGAAGTCGTGAGCATGACTAGCGTCGAAGGTGGAGAGGTAGCGGTCCGGCTGCGGTACAACTCGCAACTCGACGCGACCCCCGGCGATACGTGGCGACTCTACATAACCACGGACGGTGTGGACCCGGACCCTTCGACAGACACCGAAGCCGACACGACTATGATCGCCTTCGGTTTTGTGCTCCCGACTATCGAGTCAACTATACACCTTGGCCCCTACGCTTTCGGCACGGTGGTCAAGGTCGTTGCGCGGGTATATAGCACAACCCTGGACGCGGAAAGCGCGGGCGTTGGCGTATCGAGCCTCACAGTCAGCACGCAGAATCCTGTTGGCGTGCATCGCGTAAACGTGGCCTTTGGCACTTCCAGGGGCGCGGCATTCATGGCTGACGCAGGGACGACCTACTACAACGACCCGACCAATACGGTCGGCATCCGGAACGAGGCAGGCGAGGCGGTTCTATTCGGGACTGACATTGCCTTCCGTGGCGAACTCGGCACCCTTCGGCTCTTTCGGACCTCGCTCGAATTTGCGAATGGCGGATCTGCGGTAGACAACGGCGCGGGCCCCATCGAAGTCGTGAGCGCTGACGAGGTTTATATCTGCGTCAACGGGCAGCGACGAATGGAAATCGATTTTACGACCGGCACTATGAAGGCTCTGACGTGGGTGATGGATGGCGTAGCGCTTGACGTGCCTGTCATCGGGCCAATTTATACCACGGCAACAGCGACATATATTCAGGTGCGCAACCGCGTCACCGGGCGATGGACACCAGTAATTAAAGTGGACTCGGATAGCGTGGCGACCATCGCGGCTCCCGTGCTACAGGAGATCGGATAGATGGCTAACGCATTTACAGATACAGATATTACCGGCACGCTGACCGTAAACGGCGAAGAAATCAGCGGCCCTTCTGTGGTCTTCGCTCTACAGGCAGCACTCAGTCTGGCAGGCAAGGGCACGGGCATCATAGCTAGTGACGGCGCGCCCGAGCTAAAGGTATCTGCCACGTCAAGCCCTTCCATGGCTGTGGACATCGCACCAGGTGCGGCCATGATTGCAGGTGTAGGGGCGGGTACGAACGGGTCAACAACTGACGACATGGTTGCGCCTGTGACGAATCCCCGCATCGACCGCGTGCAATTCAGCGTTGCGGATGGGGTCAACATCAAAACCGGCACCGAGAACGTATCGCCCACAGCACCCACGGAGGACGCTGACAATATCAGCCTTGCCACGATTTATCACCGGGTGGGGGAAACATCAATTGAAGACGCAGACGACGCAACCAACGGATACATCACCGACACACGGAGCGCATAAGATGAAACGACAAAATACAATACTACTAATCGCGCTACTCTGTGCGGCACCCTTCGCCATGGCTGCTGGCTATATGCTGGCTCCAAATGGGCTAAAGGTCGGTGGGCCAATTGGGGGCAGTGCTCCGAATCTCGTGCTGGAACCAGGCGGAGACATCGTACTGACCGAGAAAGCCGACCACGCAAGCACCCCGGCGGCGGGCTACGGCTATTTGTGGGCGAAGAACACGACCCCGAGCACGCTGATTTTTACCAACGACGCGGGCACGGATACGACCATCGGCAGCGGCGGCGGCATTTCCTCGGGTGACATCACGGGCCTTGATACGGTCACGGCTGCGGCGGGCGACTTCGCCATCATTACGGATGCCAGTGACTCTGACAACACGAAGAAGGTGAACCTGTCAGACCTGCTTGCAGGCAGTGGGGATGCCTTGACAGCAGACCCTCTGAGCCAATTCGCGGCTACCACGTCTGCGCAGTTGGCGGGCGTACTGAGCAACGAGACCGGCACGGGCCTTGCAGTTTTCAACGATTCACCCACATTCACCACACCTGCGCTGGGCACACCTTCGGCGGCTGTCCTGACCAACGCGACCGGCCTGCCACTGGCCTCGGGCGTTACCGGCACACTGCCCGTAGCAAACGGCGGCACGGGGCTGACATCGGTCGGCACTGCGAATCAGGTACTCGCCACCAATGCGGGCGCGACGGCGCTGGAATGGCAGACGGTGGGAGGTTCCGGCACGGTCACGTCGGTCGCGGTATCAGGCTCAGACGGAATCGAAATTGACAGCGGCTCGCCCGTGACCACGACCGGCACGATTGCACTCGGTATCAACGCGGGAACGCTGCGGACGACTATCAACGTCGAGAACGGTGCCACGGCAGACCAGACCGGCGCGGAAATAAAAGCGGCTTATGAAGGCGAGGCAGATACCAACGCTTTCGATGATGCGGCAGTCTCGAAGCTGGCAGGCATCGCCACGGGGGCAGAGGTGAATACAGTCGATTCTGTCAACTCAGCCACGGGCGCAGTCGTGCTGGATGCAGATGACATAGACGACGCAGCCACGACGAATAGATTCGTGACGGCTGCGGACGTGACCAATCTGGGAAACCTCAGCGGCACGAATACCGGCGACCAAGACCTGAGCAGCTACGCCACGATTACAGGAACGCAGACACTCACGAATAAGACGATCACCAAGCGCGTGTCTGCGCTTACGGACACCACGACTATTGCTGTCAACTCAGAAGGCTTCGACATCGCGA